TATCTACGCTAAATACAAGTGTACAGAAAACGTCATCTCCTATACACAGGTTATGAAACCAATAGTCTGCTTCTGTAGCGTTAATACCACTAGGCTTACCATAAGATTCGTATTCAATAGCTATGTTTCCTGTCTTCTGCCACTTGTCTCTTTCACTTTTTACTTCTATCTTTTTATTCTGTAGCATATTAGCCACTAGTTCTTCTCGCACCTGTCCATATTCTAGGTCTAAGTCAAACTTCTTTCTGTCTTCTGTAGATGGTGATAACATATTTAATCTCCTTTATAGTTAAAATTAAAGTTAAAAGAGCAATGCAATAAAAGTATTCTTCAATCATACTGCCCTTCAGTGCTTTGCTACCCACGATACCTGCGAATACTAATGTAAGCATATATGCGAGGATAGGAATTAAGACTATAGCATTAAGTAGCCTCGATGTCAACAACTTCACATACCCCTGCAGTACAGGCGAGTTCTTTGCTCCCATTTGTCGTATCCTCTTTCTCAAAGTCTTTTAGTTTACTCCAATCAATAGCCTTTGGCATAGTCTTCATGAGTTCCTTGTACTCTTTTTCATCTATATCTTGATAAGGAGCTTGTTTATATGTGTGCTCACTAAAAGGTAAGAAGGATATTCCTGATACCTCATCAAAGTTTTTGAACACCCATGCACCAACTTCCATCCATTCATTCTCTTTAACAGAGACAGTAACAGAGGGTTTATGCTCACACCAATGTCTTTGGAACGTGAGCCAATAGTCTAACTGTTCTATCGCAGTCATTTGTGTTCTTGTAACTGCACCTGTTGGCGATTTCATGGGAAAGCTAAACACGGACACACTATCAGGTTTAGTTATATCAGGCTCAATAGGTATACCTGCTTCTTGCATAAACTGTGTGAGTGGGTCTTTATTATCTCCACGTACAGTTCTGATGTAATAGTCATTATGTCTAGCATGAATGCCTGATGCACTATCTACTAACTGTGAAACAGTTCCTGATGGCTTGATGCAAGTGATTGCAGTTGACTGTGGTATATCCAATACTTTAGATATTTGTAGATTAGTTTCTACTGCTACCTTTTTTAATTGTTCAAGTGTATCAAACAAACCAACTTCATTAGGAGATAGCAAAGGACAATCTAATATACCTGTAAGAGACACACCTAATAATCTTTCTTCCTCTGTGTTCTGCTTCCATACTTTACGTAAGTATTTAAACTCTGTAAGAGTAGATTGAAACGTGCCAAGTATTGTAGCTAGTCTAACTTTCTCTTTAAGAGAGTCTAAATTATCTGTCTCTCTTGCAACAACTTCAGTTAGATTGCAGAACTGATATGGTCGTAATATAATTTCACTACATGGATTACATCCAAAGAAATGATTAGGGTCTCGTCTTCCATTCTCTTCTACTTTTTTCTTGGCAGACTTACGATTAAATATACCACGTTCTCCTGACTTAGATTCATACAAGGCTAACCATTCTCTCATGAATGTACCCATGTCAGGCTTACCTTTATAAGCTACAGAGTTATTAGCCAATGCTCTGTGTCCTTCATTCTCCCACCATTGACCTGACTTTGCGTGTCTCATTTGGTCATCATTAAGATTAGATAAACTAATTAATGCAGAACGTCTAACACCACCCACAACTACAACCTCTCCTATCTTGCACATGATATCATGGCACTCAATAGGATATAATCTTCTTCCTGCTGCTTTCTTAAATATAGCTATACAAAAATTATATAGGTCAATTAAAGGTTGAGGACCTGATGCTCTACCACCAAACGTTTTTAATCTAGCACCTGCAGGTCTAACCTGTGATACATCAAGAGATGGTATCTGTCCTACATACAACATAGCTATTAACTCACGTAAAGCTCTTGCCCATCCGGGTCTGCTATCTGCAACTGTAATTACAGTAGTGCTTTTTTCAAAGTGCTCATTAACTGTAGGTAACTTATCTACATTTTCTCTTTCAACAGAGAAACCTACACCTGTGCCACACATAAGTATATACATACATTCATCAAAAGAACGTGGACTATCTACAGGTATATAACTACAATTATATCCTGCGACATGACATCTGTCGAGTGCCACACCTGCAGTCATTAATGCTCTCATACTAGGCATTATACCTAGAGACATAATAGAATTATTTAGTTTCTCTCTAAGTGCTTTGGTTAAAATATAACCATGCTTCTTCTTCAAGTGATTTTCCATATAGTCAAAATATCTGTCTACAGTTTCACTCCAAGTTTCTCTTCTTTGCTCATCATCTTTCCATCTCGCATATCTAGAAAGAGCAATAAAATTCTGATAATCAGTTGGTAAATAGTTTTGCATTCATGTCTCCTCTGTTACTACCTTTATGTTTTTAACTTTCACTCCTTCTATTTCGTGAAAAGTCTCATGGATATATTCTTCCATCTCATCATCTACTCTGCCATCGGCAGGTATGGGATAATCCTCTGCATCTATGTGCAGAGTCATCATTATCTTAACTTTCATCTTTCTCTAGCTCATCAATTAATTCGTTGAGATACCATTGTGCTTTCTTTAAATCTTCTACACCATTTTTATATCTGTATCTCCATAAGTATTTCATGATGTTGCCTTGTAAATAATATTCATAGCCATCATCTGTCATGGCTCTAATAGCGTCAATCGTTTCTATTCCATTTTTATTATAGTGTGGTGGGTTATTAACCATGTCCATAGTTTGCTTGTGGTCTGATTGTTCTTGTGCTTGTCTTTTTACACCTGTTAAATATTTTGGTTGTTTATCTTCCATCTTCTTTTCTATCATCTTTCTAACCTCTCTATATCTTTTTCTTAATGCTTCTCTATACATTCCCATCATGGGGTTTCCTTTTTAAAGTTCACATGAATTACATTACCACCATCATCTTCTACTGTCAACTTATCTTTATACTTTGGGTAATCTAACATATCTTCCATAGGTAAATACCTATCTGCTAACTTTTCGGCTGCTTCTCTGAATACTTTATTCTCTTCCATCAAAGGAATTGATGAACACACTTGTCTAGTAAAGTGTAACATACCTTCAAAGTCATCATCATTCAAGGGGTTTCTTTCATCAAGCACACACTTAACGGACACCTCTCCTGTCCATCTTTTATCTTTATTAATGTGAGGTCTAATCACTACAACAAAGTCGTGTGCTTTTATTTTATCATCTAATTTCATATATCATCTCCTTAATTTCTTATTTGGAAACATAATAAACTTAGGGTGTTTATTCTTTCCTGTTTCTTTTATCCACTCTTCAGGTATAATTCTATCATGAAATTTAAAATCATACTTCATACACCACTCTGCATACGTTGATTTAGCACCTTTACGTAACTTTCTTTTGCTATTCTCAAATACAAATCTAATGTCTAGTTTTGGATGTTGTTTCTTTATTGCTAAATGTTTTCTCCTATCAATAGCTAGAAACCTACCTTTAGTTTCTATGATTATGCCATTGTTAAGCACAAAGTCAGGGGTATAGGTGCGATAGCATAAGTCTTCCCACTGTATCTTAACAGATTCATAGCCAAACTTACACTTCAATTCTTTTAAGTAGTCTGATATTTTATGCTCAAGACCACTCCTATACCCATGCTTTATTGCAATCCTGCGTACAGAATAGGGAGACACTAGCTTATGTCTCTCCAATACCAAGAGAAACTACTTGGAGAATTACCATAGTTATATCCAAGTGCTTTTAACTCCTCTCTAACTGCTTGGTCTGCCATTTTCTTAGCTTCCATAGCTTCACGTAAGCCTTTAGTTTTCATTTCACGAAGAGTCTTTTTAGCTTCTGCTAATTCTTTCTCCATAGATTCAATGTCCTTTTGCAGGTCTTCTACTTTTTTATCTGTCATTATTTAACACTCCATATTTTATTTGCTTCTTCCTTCATGCCTGACCATAACCAAGAGTCAAGGTTAGGATACATAAGAGAAGCTAACTCATGCTTATCATCACTGATAGACAAAAACTTCTGTATAGAAAGAGCTACCTTACGTAACTGTTTCTTATACAAAGTTAAATTTTTTAGTGTAAACCTCTTGTGTTCCTTTGGGGTAGCAAAGAATAGGTCTACACTACTATTAGGATATGCCATAGAATATAAAGCCATCTGTCTTTTCTGTGCTTCAGTAGGTCTTATTGGCATCCTTGTGGATGTTTTTAAGTCTACTATCTTATCTTTAAAACGGAAGTCTATATATCCCATAATAGGCACAGGCATATCATCAATAGGAACTTCAACTTTCTCTTGATATGCTTCAAGATTTTTGTAGTCAAAGTTCTTATCAATGACAGAGCCAAAGTCTTTGAGTAACTTCTTTTCTTTTGCAGTCTTTATATCTCCCAAGTCAATACCTGACTCTGCACAGAGAGACATAAACTTCACATCCAAAAGGTTGTAATCAAAGACTCCTTTTTCATACTTGTCTGCAAGTACAAACTCAGTAGCAATACCCCTTACTGCACTTGCACCACTTGAAGATTTAATCTTAAACAAGTATCGTGCCACCCATAATGACGTATCATTAATGTAAGTATTAATACTACTAGGTGACAAGTAGTTTATACCATGTGCTTTGAAGGGGTCGTTGCTTCGCACTATGCGTTTTCCACTTCAATAAAGTTATCCTCTGCGTTAACAATACTATCAACTGCATTAGACATATCTTCATCAATGGATTTTTGAGAAGCCTGTTCGTTCCACTCAGACACAATGTACTGATTATAGTTTTCTACCCAAGATAGAAAATCTGCAAACATAGTTTGGTCTGAATCAGACAGAGTAACTTTCTCTGAAAGATTTAATGTGCTAGTCGGTAAGTAAAACTGACTACCATTAGGTAACTTTCTAGCTTCTGTAGCTAGACTAATGGTGTGTTGCACAGGAAGTGCTTTCATCTTAGCTAACTTAGTAAAGTTAGTACCGATAGTTTTGAACGCATCTCTATTATCTATCTCCCATATAAAAGGAGTAGTCTCAAACTTAGATGACTTACCATTAGCGTCTGTAACGTCATGTAAATCTACTAAGCCAAACACAACTCTGACACGTTTAACTTGCTTGATTAAATCCTTAGTCTTATCAGGCAATGCATCAAAGTCCTGTATCCACCCTGCAGGTTTACCACAGTTGAACCCACCTTGATTATCTTTCAAATCTTTATTAAGATTATCTGCCATAACTGTCTTATGGTAGACACCTAAAGGCTCTCCTGCTTTTGCAGAGTTATTCTTAACGAACCTTTTATACATATATCTTTGCATGAAAGGTCTGATGGTAGCAGTCTTACCATATAGAACATCCTTCTCAGGAATATCTAATTTATAAGTACCACCCTTAACAACAACCTCATCACCATCTATGATAGGTGTGTGTTGTATTCTAAATCTAGGTAGTTGTTGAGTCTTCTTCTCATTAGAAGAGGAAGTCTCGTTGGCTATACCCATAGCCTTTGCCATAGATTCATAATTATTCGTGTCTATGGTCACTAAGTTTGCTTCAGTCATACATTTTCTCCTTTCTTATTTTAAAATGTCTCATAGTTATATCAGTTAATATCCTTTGTGTCAAGCCAATTATCTCCTATTTTTGATTCTAATAATAATGGTACATTAAAGTCTATTCCGAATTGGTTATTTACAATACTATGTATGTCTTGATTTATAGTTTTCAAGATGAACACAACTTTATTTATTTCATCAGGGTGTACATCAATAACTATTGAATCGTGTACTGTGTTTACAATACAAGACTGTAGTAATTGTATTCTGTCTTCTATGTGATGAAGAATCAAAGGCACTATGTCTGCAGTTGCAAAGCTCTGCACAGGATAGTTCTTTATCTGTGTAAAGTGTGACACAGAGCCATTCATTCTTCTCTCTACATCAGGAAAACTAAACTGTCTGCCTGATGGTGTTGTAATACTACGCTTCTCTAAAGCCTCTTTAGCCAATCTGGAATGCCAAAGTGCGATGCCTTTGTACTTTTTCGTGAAGTCTTGATAGTATTTCGCTTCTGCTTTTGTTCTGCCAAACCCAGTCGCACCATATAACGGAGCAAAGGTATGTGCTTTAGCTTCTTGTCGAGTTGTACTCTGACCCGAAGCAGAAATAACTCTAGACGTATAAGCATGAACGTCAAAGCCTGTTTTAATCTCATTAATTGCTACCTCATCTTGTGATAAGAAGGCTGCAGTTCTAAACTCTAACTGTGCAAAGTCTGCTTCTAGAATCTTGCCACCTGTCCAACGTGAAACAAACACCTTCTTTACAGGAAATGTGCCACCTCTAGGCATATTCTGCATATTGGGGTCTGCTCCACTAAATCTGCCTGTTGCAGTTCTGTGTTGTAACAATCTAACATGAAGCATACCATCAGATTTAACGTGTGCCTTGATACCTTCAACAAAAGAAGATAGATAACTATCTAAAGCAGACAATCTCTTTAGGTCTTGAAGAAACTGACTAGCTTCTGTCATGTTGTTACGTTGTGCCATGCTTTGTAATGTATCTAAGTTACCTTTGGATACACCAAAGCCATTAGCACTTATCCATTTAGCATTGGGTGCATTAAACTTTAAACCTGCTATTAATGAAGTGGGTCTAAAGGTATAGCCGTTAGCGTTGCAATCAATACAATTATTAGTATTAGCATATGGTATCCCATTTTTTCTTACCTTTCTTATCTTGCCTGTGCTACCACAGGTCTTACACGCAACTGCTTTTGTTCTATAAACAATATCAGAATTGTGCTTAACATTATATTTAAAATCTTCTACACTCATATGAGGAGTAAACTCATTACCCCACATGGCTTTATCTTTAGGTTTTCTACTATAGATAACCCAAGACATTTGTTCAGGACTATTGAGATTAATAGGAGTATCTCCCATAAGTTTTCTTACTTGCTCTGATAATCTCTGTTCTATCTCAAACTTCTCTGTCTCAAACTCTTTTCGTACAGACTCTAACACATCTTGGTCTACCTTAAAACCATTCCTATGTGTTCTAGCTAAAGTCATGGCTACTTTATTCGTAAGAATAACTGTGTCCATAAGAGATGAGTTAATTAACTGCTTGTACTGACTAGCACACAACTCTTGTGTTGCTTTCAAGTCTGCTTGTAAGTATTCTTTTAACTCATCTTTTGGTATCTCATCTACACCCATGCCTTTAGCAAAGTATTCCTTTAGAGTATCCTGCTTCTGTGTATTCAACTCGTGCCTAATTGCACACGCTTCCAATGACAAAGAATATTTCTCAGGATTACCTCTGCTTAATACATACTCTGCTAACATGGTATCAAAGATAACACCATTATATTTAAAGCCACACTCCCATAACCACATTAAATCGTATGTTATGTTGTGTCCTATTAATACTGTAGCCTTGTCTAGTATATCTTGTACACCTACGAATCCACTATCCATATCATATATAGATTCATTTCCGTAGTCATCACGACAACCAACCATAACTAACTTATTAGTAGGTTCGTATGGGTCTAGATATAATCTACCATCTCTTTTGGTTACTGTATTTTCTACATCTACTACTATCTTCATGCACTATACCTCGCTGTGTGTGGGTTAATATTACAATTAATCATACCATGCCAACCTGTAATCTTGTTCTTCACAACATTTAAGTGTCGCATATTAGATTGCTCATCTACACCCTCGACATTCGCAGGTTGACCTATGAGTATCATGAGGTCTGCTTCTGCTGCCTTACCTGTACGTGAGCCTTCCATCATAGCCTGATTAAGAACTTGTCTACCCTCTGCTTCTGCAGAGAGTTGTGACATATAGAATATAACACAATCATATTGTTTTGCAATCTGTCTTGCATAGATGGCATTAGCCTTGAGTGCTTCATCAGGTCTTGCATAACCTGACATACGTGCAAACTTATCTCCCATGTCTATTACTACGACATCAGGCTTGACACTCTTACACATACTCTCTACCCATGCCATGTCTTCTCCTGTTACATCTTTAATTTTTAGGTTAGGTGATACAATCTTATATCTATCCCTAGCCTGTGATGGGTTATCCTTTATCTCATACTTATCCATATTAGATGAAGCAGTAAGATATCTGAACCCAACTCTATCATAAGATTCTTCGTTACATAAGACAACACACTTAGCACCTTGTCTTGCGAAACCATTCTCTCCTACAAGCATAGAAGCATGAAAGGATGTCTTACCTGTATTAGGTCTAGCACCTATCTCTACAAGATAGCCACCATTGACACCCTCTACTTTCCTAGCTAACTCAGGCAGATTAAATGACCAACGTGTCTGTTGATTCTGCTTTGCTATCAAAGTATCAAATGATATATCATCCCATTCAATCTTCATCTCAGGTGTGAAGTCATCATTATACTTCTCTAATAAATCACGTAATGGTTTCATACTTGTCTGTGTACCATTTACGAAATCAAAACCTAAGTTAGCTACGTCTTCTCCTATAACTTGTTGGAACAGTTTAGACAACACATCTTGTGCTACATCTGTTCCCATAGGTGTTTGTCTTTTAATATCATTAAACAGAGCAGAGTACCCCTGCTTCTGTGCAGTTGTCATAGCAGGATTGCTAGACAAGAACAGAGCCTGTAACTCATCAGG